CGAAAAGGTGTATCATTACGAAAAGAACATAAGTCTGATAAAGGTGGACTGACCAAGAAAGGTCGTGACTACTACAATAAAAAGACAGGTTCAAATCTTAAAGCCCCACAACCAAAAGGCGGAGCTAGAAAGCGTAGCTTTTGTGCTAGAATGTCTGGTGTTAAAGGAGCTATGAAAGATTCTAAAGGTAGACCTACTCGTAAAGCTTTAGCTCTTAGAAGGTGGAAATGTTAATTATGTACAGACCTAAATTAAAAATTAAAAAGAAGAAGACTAAAAAGTCTAAACCAAGTTACTAATGGCTTCTTTAACTAAACGACAAAAACTTACGCTTGTTAAGCATAAGAAGCACCATTCTAAGAAGCACATGAATTTTATGAAGGATAAGATGCAACAAGGCAACTCCTTCACCCAAGCACATAACCTTGCGATAAAGAAAGTCGGAAAATAATATGGATAAGATATGTCCTAAAGGTAGACCTACTCTTAAAGCTTTAGCCCTTAAACAATGGAAATGTTAAATTATGTCCCTCTACGAAAATATAAATAAACGCAAGAAACTAGGCATCAGCCGCAGTAAAAAGAAATCTACTATATCCAAGAAGTCATACGACAATATGAAGAAAGGGTTTCCTAAGAAGAAAGATAAATAAATATGGCAACATTAACAACCGAACTTGAAGCAGTAAACTCTATGCTAGGTCATATTGGGGAAGCCCCAGTGAACAGTATAAGCACCACTAACTTACCTGTTTCAGCTTCTACAGCTAAGTCTGTCCTCAATGAAATAAGCAAAGAGGTACAGACCGAAGGATGGCACTTTAATACAGAAGAGAATGTAAAGTATTCCCCTGCAGATGGTTCTATAACTCTTACTACTGACATCATTCAGTTTGACCCAGTAGATACATCTTTAGATATTGTTCAGCGTGGAGCAACTTTGTTTGACCGCAAGAATAATACAACGACTTTCACAAGCGACCTGACAGTAAACCAAACTCGTTTACTTCCTTGGGACAGCTTACCAGAAGTAGCTCGTAGATACATCACTCTCAAAGCATCAAGAATATTCCAAGGGCGTATAATAGGCTCTAAGGAACTAGAAGCTTTGATTGCTCGTGATGAATACGTTGCTCGTTCTAACCTACAAGAAGCCGATGGACGTACTTCTGATAGGACTATCTTTGACAACTATGACGCAGCAGTTAGAGTTGGCATCAATCGTAACTACGATTTATCTTAATGGCATTACTTAATACTTCCCTCCCCAATCTTATTGGTGGTGTATCTCAGCAACCTGACTCAATTCGTTTTGAAGGTCAGTGTGAAGAGCAAACTAACGCTATCAGTTCTGTTGTAGATGGATTAAGTAAAAGACCACATACTAATCACATAGCAAGATTAGTCTCCTCTGCTATAGATTCTAATAGCTTTGTACATTTTATTAATAGAGACGAGACTGAAAGATATGTAATCATACACGATGGCACAGCTTTAAAAGCATACAACCTTCTCAATGGTAATGTAGTTCAAATTAATAGTGCAGATTCGTATACAGTTAGTGGTACATACTTAGCTACCTCAACGGCTCGTTCTTCTCTCAAAGCTCTTACAATAGCAGACAGTACTTTTCTTTTAAATGCCGACACAGTTATTACTGAAGGCTCTACTACTTCTTCTTCGGTTGCTAATGAAGCGTTGATATTTATTCAACAAGGAGATTATGAAAAAGAGTATGGCTTTGAAGTTAAGGTAGGAAGCACTACCTATAAAAAAGTATTTAAATCTGGTGATGCTAATTCTTCTGGAAACAACGCCTCATCAAAAACAATATTAGCTGGAGTTGCAGATTTAGCTGCTGATACAGGAAGTCACGCAGATACAACTGCAACAGTCCCTTCTTCTGTAAGCATTCCAAGTGCTAATCAATTTACAGACAGCAATCTTTTAATTTTAAATGTATCAGGTGACTTCGATATAAAACCTGTCGATGGATTGTCTGGTACAGGCATAGGGGTAATATATAAAGAAGTTGGTTCTATTGCTGAACTTCCTCTGTTCGCTAAGAATGGTTTTGAAGTAAAAGTAAATGGAGACGCTGAACTAGCCCAAGATGATTACTACGTTAAGTTTGAAACAACTAGCGGAGAGACTGTCGGTAAAGGCACATGGGTAGAATGTCTCGCTCCAAATGTTAAACTTGGATACACTACAAGTACACTTCCTTTAGAGCTAATAAGCACAAGCAGTGGCTTTACTCTTCGCAGTATGAAGTTTGCTGATAGAGTAGCAGGAGATAATGACTCCAATCCTTTGGCATCCTTTAAAGATAAAAAACTATCTAATATATTCTTCTTTAAGAACCGCTTAGGTTTCTTGAGTGGTGAGAATATCATTATGTCTGAGAGTGGATTTGGAGCTGTAGATGAAACGCAAACTCCAAAGCAAACAACATTTAACTTTAGTCGCACAACAGTAACAACCTTATTAGACGCAGACCCTATTGATGTATCAGTAACAAGTGGTCGCGTGACTAACCTAAAGAGTGCTGCCGGTTTCCAAGAGAACTTGATTGTCTTCTCTGAGAATGGACAGTTTGTTCTCAAAGGTGGAGATGTTCTTACACCAAGGACTGTATCAATTACACCTGTAACTAACTTTGACTCTGACTCAGCAGTAGACCCTATAACCCTTGGGGCATACGTTTACTTTCCATTTAATCGTTCTGGATTTACTGGTGTTCGTGAATACACAGTCAACGCATCTACTGATGTTTATGACTCTACAGAAATCACTGAGCATATACCTCGTTATATCCCTAGTGACGTAATAGCGTTCTCAGGTACTTCAAGTGAGGACGCTCTAGTTCTTGTTAGTAATAATGATAAAGGCACTGCATACGTCTACAGATACTTTTTCAATGGACAAAAGAAACTTCTTAGTTCGTGGTTCAAGTTTACCTTTGATGGTGAGATAAGAGGACTGTCCTTTATAAAATCAGAATTGTTTCTTGTCCTAGCAAAGAATGGTGAGACGCACATAGCAAATATGTCATTTGATGCAGGACTTGTAGACACAGGAGTAAACCATAATACTTACCTAGATTTGAGAAGGCAAGTATCTGTAGCTGCTGGTGCAACTACGATTGACCTATCAAGTTTCTATACGCCTGCTGACAACACAGTAAAAGTTTTCTCTACTGATGGTGCAGTAATAAAAGCAACAAATAGTGGAGCTACAGTTACACTTACAAATGGAGCTTTGAGTTCTTCAGATGCTACAAATGTCTTTGTAGGAATACCTTACACAATGATATATACATTTTCTAAGCAGATGTTCAAGCAAGCTGCTGGGCAGTCTAAGAGTCCATCAGCAGGTGGTACAATGAAGCTCAAGAGTTGTTCTATCTTCTATAATAATACTGGTCACTTCCAAGTAAAGGTTACCCCAATATCAAGGGATACATTCGTTAATAACTTTAGCACTGATGTCATAGACGTTACAAACATTGGGCTAAACCTTGATGATGGCTTCTTTAGAGTGCCAGTGTTCTCTAATGCAGAAGACACAACAATCACGATTGAGAATAGTTCTGCCTTGCCAAGTAACTTTCAGAGTGCAGAATTTGAAGTAAATGCCCACCAACGTTCAAGAAGATTCTAACTTTGTTTTCCAACAGGGAAAGCATAAGCTAATAAAAGCCAAGAGAAGTCACATTGGTGACATAGTTCCCTTTATACG